GAACCACGACCTGCCTGACCTGGCCGCTGGTGCAAATAGTGTGTTGTTTGGTGACTTCAATCGTGCATATACGATTGCAGACGTTCGTGGCACGCGCATTCTGCGTGATCCGTTCACCGCCAAGCCATACGTCACGTTTTACACCACCAAGCGTGTCGGTGGTGGCTTAATGGACAGCGCCGCTGTCGTGTCGTTGCAGCCTATCGCCTAACAGCGACAGCGCACAGTCTGGCCGTTTATTAGCGGCCATTTCCTGACGGGGGCCATGTGCCCCCTTCTTCAGTGAAAAATAACAGGAACCGAAACCATGCTGGAATTTTTAAAGAATTACGCATTTTCTGCCGATGGCATAAATGTCACGAACGCCAAGCCGGGCGAGCAGCACGAAGTGCCTGACAGCATTTCTGAGATTTTGATCGACAATAAAATCGCCAAAAAAATACTAAAAGCCAAAGCACCCAAAGCGGAGAAGAAATAGAACGTGCTGATAACGACCACCCCCCCGACGGCTTTCCCGGTCACAATGGCCGAGGCTAAAATGCAGCTTGGAATCGGTGCGACTGAAACGGGTTTCGACACCCATATCACCGGCCTGATTGCAGCGGCAACGGCAGGCGCCCAGGCTGTGACAAAATTGCGGCTGATGCCGCAGGTCGTGCAGCTATTGGTGCCGCATTTCCCTGGCTCAACGGTCACATCGCGCACACTCGAAGACGCTGGCAACGACTGCCGAGAGGTAGTTTCCAACCATTGCGCCCGCCGTGGCGCGCTGGATTTGATTGCAGCGCCTGTTAAGACAGTGGACGCCGTGGCGTATACCGACGAAAACGGTGCTGCACAGACGCTTTCCGGGGCTGGTGTGGGGTATTGGCCGCTGGGATTATCGCAGCAGACGCTTTACCCGTTTCTGGTGCCTGAATTTGTCGCGGGCTGGCCGGCAACGCAAAAGGGAAAACCCGATGCCGTCAGGATCACGATGACAGTGGGCTATGACAGCGCAGACGATGTGCCTGACGATATTAAAATCGCCATATTGATGCGCGTGCATGAATTGTTCGACAACCGTGGAGAAACCACTAGCGGAACAATTATCGCAAAAAATCTGAATTCGATGAAAACAATGCTGGCGCCCCACAGCCGCGTCAGGGCTGGTTGATGACCCTCGACCAGATAGTCACACTTTCGAACGAGAAGGAAGTGTCGCAGCCAGATGGGAGCCTTACACTATCACTTGTGAACAGTGTGCAAATATTTGCGGCGATCAAGCCTATCAGCGGTTCCGAGCGATATGTGTCGGGCCAAGTAAGGGCGCCGGTATTGTACCGTTTTCATCTGAGACAAAGGGCTATCAATGAAAGCCAAGTCATCACATGGAAAGGCGAAAAATTTAATATTCGGTATATAGGCACAAGCGGTGAACGTGGCGTGTATATCTGGGTCGACGCGGAAAAGGATGTGGCGCAATAAATGGCAAGCAAATCGCAAAAAAGAGGATTTGCCGGCGTTACAAAGCTACGCAAAACACTGCGGCGCCTGGATCCTGAAACAAAGAAAAACGTCGCCACCGCGATTGAACAAACAGGCATCGCGCTGGCGCGTGGTGTCAGGGCAAGGGCACCGCGCGACACTGGCGATCTGATCGCAGAGGTCGGATACAAAGTTTCACGCGACAAGCTGACCGTGGTCGCGGGGGTGGGTGCTGGCAATGCGAGCATACAGAAAAATGGATTCGCCGAGGTAGTGGTCAAGCGCAATAAATCAGGCGGGAAAACAAAGGTCACGATCAGGGATGAAAACGCCCGGTGGCAATTGTACAAAGCGCTGTGGCATGAGTTTGGCACTAAGGGCACAGACAAGGTGCCACCGCAGTCGGCCAGCCATTTCCACCAAAAAGCGTTTGACGCCGAAGAAAAGGGAATCAAGCGCAAGGTTCAGGGCGCAGTATCAAGAGCGCTGACGGTTGCCGCTAGTGGCTGATTGCACTGTCGCGCTACAGGTCGCGCTATTGGCGAAGCTGACCACACTGTGCAGCGTGCCAGTCTATGACGCGGTTCCGAGGAATAGCGCATATCCGTATGTTCAGCTTGATTCACAGATGGCGATGGACGCGGAATTTATTGACGGAACGCAGATCGATGAGAGAAATATTTATATATCAGTCTGGAGCGAACAACGCGGGCAGGCGCAGGTCATGGGCATACTGGCCGAAATCAAAAACATCCATTTGACAGCGTTGACGCTGACAACTGGGCAAGTTGTATTGTTGCGATGTTTTCGCAGCGAAACAAGTCGTGATGCGGATGGTGTCACATATCAGGGCAACATGACTTTAAAAGTCATTACTAAAAACTAGAGGCAGGGCTTTAATTATGGCAATTCAATCAGCGGCAGGGACTACCCTGTCAATAGGAACAACAGCAGCGGCAACTGATGCAGCATCATTCGCCTCAGACACCTACAACGCTATCGGATTTTTAGAATCCATTGGCGATTTTGGCGACAACTTCAACCCGGTCAGTTTCACTGGGCTGAGTGACAGCCGCGTGCAGAAGTTTAAAGGCAGCGCAGACGGCGGTGATGTGTCGTTCACGTTCGCATTTGATGACACGAACGCTGGACAGGCTGCGCTGATGGTCGCGCACGCAGATGCCACCGGAACCTACAACATTAAGGTGACATTCCCTGGAGGTGAAATTCGCTTTTTTAAAGCGCAGATCATGCAGCTATCGGAATCAGCACCGAATGCCGACTCGATTCTGATGGTCAACGCATCAATGTCTATCAATAGCGCGATCATCAAAACCACATAATCGAGTTTTGATTTTCCGTTTGAACTTGGGGCGCGGCTAATGCCCGCCCCTTTTTTTTGGTTGCGGATTCACAAGCTGTGAACTCAATACACAAGTCGTGAAAATAAGGATAAAAAAATGTCAGACAGAGCAGAGTTCGGAATTGTCACACTGGATTTGAACGGCGAGGAATTGGAGTTGAAGCCAACCCTACGGGCGTTTCAGAAAATACAAAACAGATTCGGTGGATTGTCACAGGCGATACAGGGGCTTTCGGGCCTGAACATCGACAATGTGGCGGCAGTGGTTGCAGCCGGGGCCGGCATCAATGGCACTAAAGACACCGAGAAATTGAAAGAGCAAATTTTCAGCGCTGGCGTGGTCAACGTCATCGGCAAAACCAGCGAGTTTCTGGCGCTGCTAATGAACCCCACCGGCAAAGAATCGCCAGAGGGTGAGGCCGAGGATGATGACGAGGAAAAGTAATATCCCCGGACACGTTTGTCGATCAGGTTTTCAAGTTGGGAACCGGGTGGCTCGCATGGTCACCTGACCAGACGTTTGACACACCGATGCCACAGCTTTTTCTGGCGTTAGAGGGAAAGGTTGATTTCGTCAAAAAGACCAATCCTTTCGGGTCTGGGGAGTCAAAGAAAAAAGCGGGAGACAAGCCCGTTGATCTTAAAAAAATCGCAGATCAAAAGCTGCGTTTTAATTTTATGAAAGCCGAGGCAGCGCAAAAAGCGGCGGCAAAAGGATAGTAAAATGTCAGAATCAGTCGAACGATTATTGATCCGCATCGATGCCACCACCGAGCAGATGCGCCGGGAGTTAAAAGCCGCAGAAAATGCTGTGGGCAAGACTGACAAAAAGGTTCGAACGGCGCAGCAAAAAATGGCCGATGGCTGGGCAAAGGCTGACAAAGCGGTGCAAAAGCACGGCAAAAAGCTGGCGGCGTTGGGTGCCGTTGCTATTGCCGGCTTAGGTGTCGCAATACGCAAGGTAATCACAAACACCGCCGCGCAAGATAAAGCGATGGCGCAGTTGGAAGCGACCATCAAAGCAACCGGGGGTGCCGCAGGTAAAACCGCCAGCGAGTTGGCCAGGACAGCGGCAGAATTGCAAAAGATTACGGTTTTTGGTGATGAGACTATCATTGCCGCCCAGTCGTTAATCGCAACATTCAAAGAAATAAAAGGTGACAATTTCGACCGCACCACTGAGGCCGTGCTTGATATGGCTACGAGCATGGGCACCGACTTAAAAAGTGCCGCGATATTGGTAGGTAAAGCCCTCAACGACCCAAAAACGCAAATGTCGGCATTGTCCAGGTCGGGGGTAAGGTTTACAGAAACGCAGATCGAAATGGCGAAAGCTATGCAAGCGTCTGGCAATATGGCCGGGGCGCAAACTATCATACTGGAAGAATTAGAGGGGCAATTTGAGGGGTCTGCCGAGGCCGCACGCAATACCCTGGGCGGTGCGTTGCAGGGATTGAGCAACAGCTTTAATGATTTGTTTGAAGCAAGCGCAGAGGGTTCTGCCGATTTGACGAAAGCGGTGCAAGAGCTTGAAAGCGTGATGAGCGACCCGGCAACTGTTAAGGCGTTCCAAGATATGAGCGTGGGCCTGCTGGGTCTGGCCGTCGATGCGATTGAAGCGGGAAAGGCGTTCGCATGGTTTTATCGTGAACTGAATGGCATGGTCGGGGGTGTCGGAAACGAGCCGCTGTTAGGCGATTTGGTCGTCGAGTTGATGGGGCTAGAAAACCAGCTTATTGAAATGGAAAGAGCAGGCGACGGCTTTTTTAATGGTTTTCGTGTCAGCCAGAAAGACATTGACGAAGTGAAGCAAAAAATAGAAAAGTTAAACGGCGAAATCGAAAGTAATTCATATACCGTTAGTGCCGCAGCGAAAAAAAATAAAGAGCTTTCCGATGCTCTGCAAGAGGTAACCGTCACAGTTAAACGCCGAGGCGAGGCCGCGACTAAAACGCAGAAACAAATCAAAGCCGAAAACAAGACACTCGAAGCCGCCAAGAAAAAAATCGATAAAGTCACGGAGTCGTTGGAATTTAAACTAGCGCAACTAAAGAGAACTGATCGACAGCAAGCGATACATACTGCGCTACAAAAGGCAGACATTGAAGTTACCGACGATTCAGCCGCCGCGATTATGCAGAAGGCCGGGGCACTTTATGATCTGCAACTAGAAACTGATGCCGCAGCGGAAGCGGTCAAAGACGCGGCAAAGGCAGCAGAGGCAGCAACAGAGGCCGCAGTGAAAGCCGCCGAGGATGCGGTCGAACCGTTCAACTCGGCATTGCAAGAGATGGCCGCAAGTATCGATAGCGGTTTCGTCGACGGCTGGCGCGATGCATTCAATGGCGTTGAAGGCGGGTTCAAGAATTTTGCCGAAAAGATGAAAGACGCGCTGATAAATCTACTCGCAAACATGGCGCACATGGCAATCACTAGGCCGATCACCATCGGCATGACCACCGCAATGGGCGGCCTGATGCCTACCACTGCCGCCGCCGGGGGTGCAACAACCGCGACGGGTTCAGGTTTTGGCCCAGTGGCGAGTATGTTTAGCGGGGGTTTTGGGGCAGCGGGTCGAAGCGCATACGATGCGATAGGGGTCGGCCTCAGTGATATGGGTTTTGGCAGCGCGTCGGAAATGGCATTTAACAAGGCAGGAAGCACCACCGGCCTCACAATGGCCGGTGATTTTGCGGGTGGTCTGGCCGGTGGTTATTTGGGCGGCAAAGTGTTCGGCGAAACCAGCGGTATAGGCGCGTCAGTTGGTGGCGTGGTTGGTAGTGTTGCAATTCCTGTCCCTGTGCTTGGCGCGGCTATTGGGTCATTCGTTGGCACAGCAATCGAATCGCTGTTCACCGGAGACAACAACGGCGACAACAGAGGCCGGTCGCGGTTCGATCTGGCCGATGGAAGTATTAATTCGTTCGGCGAAGGGAAAAGTTTTAATCAGGCGAGCGTTGATGCCGCTGATCAGTTGAGCAATCAACTTATGGTAATCGCGGCAGCATTCGGCGGCAGTGATTTGTCAGGCGAGATTGCCATCGGGAATAATAGCGGGATTACTTTCAACGGCCAATCGTTTGGCGATGATGTTGACGCGCTTCTGGCCGAGGTTACAAAACAGATCGTGCAATCGGCGACCAATATCAGCGATGCGGTCAAGGATGTGGTCGCGTCTTTTGACGGCAGCACCGAGGAGTTGATGCAGTTTGTCATGGCCGCCGATGGAATCCACCAAGCAGTCAAAAGCAACCCGGTCGAGCAAGCACTGGCCGACGCGGTTGCGGGCATCGATGCCAGTCGTGGCACAATGTTAAGTTTTTACAATGAGCAAGCGGCAGCAGTCACCGAGTTAATAGCCAGCTATGATGGGAGTTTTGATGCGACCGTCAACCTAAACGATGCGCTGCAAGTATCGCGCGCGATGGCTTACGAATTAGCGACTGCAATACTTTCAATGTCGGACGCTATCGGAACGATGTTGAGTAGCCAGGTTGAGTATTTTAACGAGGCCATAATGGGCGAGGAAGAACTGCGCGCGAAGCGTATCGCGCAACGCGACGCACTTGTCGATGAATTGAGAACAGCAACCGACCCGCAGGAAGTGATGGATTTGGTCAATCAGTTCGCCTCAATAAACCGTGAATTATTTGACGGGCTAAACGAAGAGCAGCAAGCCGCGCAAGTTGCAACATTCACGGCAATGGCGCAGGAAGTCGACACTATCGCGCAGTCAATACTTGGCACCGCGCTCGCAGGCTTACAATTGAGTCAGGAAGAAATAAACGCAAAACTGGTCGCTGATGTGACCAACGCAGGGCAAACAATGCAAGCGGCCTCGGATGATATGGGGGGGCACGTTGCTACATTTGGCGCGCTAGTTTCTCAGCTTGTCAGCCGTGGCATCAATGTCACCGTCAACAGCACTGCTTCCGAGGTGAACAGGTGAGAGCGGTTGATTCGGCCACAGCCGCAGCAGTTGCAGAAACTTCGACCCGTCCGATTTTTCTTGTTTATTTTTTGTTCGATACTCCGTTTGGATTTTCAAGCGGCGAGGCTATTACTTTTAACTCTATATTATTCGGCTCGGCATCAATAAAAGTTACCGGCTCCCCACCGACGCTGGAAATATTTAACGACGGGCTGGGATTGGGTGCGGCACTTTTATTGCAAGGCACAACAGGCCGAGGCATTTATGTGCTAGAAACCTACGCGACCAGCACAGTCACACCAGGCGCACCGACCGGATACACCATGCCGGTCGAAGTTTTCAGGGGTGAAATGTCGAACGTAAATATCGGCGAAACAATACAAATTAAATGCAAATCAGTCGCACCGTTACGTTGCCCGCGCAAAGTGATCGCACCCCCGGCGTGCAACCATTTGCCAGCGGCGGGTACTCGCATTGAAATGCCCGCCGACGTTTACATCTTAGAATAGGCATAAAAAATGGCGTTAAATTTGACATTATACAAAGCAAGCACTGGCAGCAGTGTCAAAAGGGCATCGGCGATTGTTGCAGACGAGGCAGAAGATGGCACGCTTCGGCTGTTAGATTTGGGGTATGCAACTCAATACGATGCGCGGGTGTTGTTTGAAGGACTTACAGCAGCACAACGGGACACACTGACAGACTTGATCTCAGCAAACCAAACGAATGATATTATTGTAGATTTGGGCACGCGCAACGTAACCGGCAAACTGATCCCCGGCTCTGATGGATGGGTGGCTGAAAGCGGGCTATTTAGTGTCGAGCTAACGCTAAGAGGCACGATTGCCTGATGGCTACATTTAGACATTTTTTATACGGGGTCGAGGTTTTCCCGCCCCCAATAGCCGCAGTTACGGCTGCGCTAAAGCCTGTCACGCCCGCAGCTACGCTAAACACTCAGACAGAGCTGCGCGAGCGTTTGGTAACTGTAACCGCTGACCTGGCGCACGCCCCGGTAGTTTACGGCCAGGTACAGGTCGGATGCAAAATGTTTGCGTTTCATTGGAACCCTGACACCAGCGTAATCACGACCGGGTTTATTGTGGCCGATGGTGGCGCGACTGGCATCGATGGATTTGTCAGCGTTTTATTCAATGGCGAAACACCCCCGGCAGAAATCACTATCAATCAATACCTGGGCACGCAAGCCCAAACAGTCGACCCGCTATTAGCGGCAGCGATAACCGGATACACCGACACACTGACCGGCTTGGCGTATATCGTGTTGCAAATGCCCGCCGGGGTGATGGATTCGTGGCCGCAGGTCGTGTGCGAAATACGCGGGCTGAAAGTATACAATCCAAAAACAGCGACCACCGTATACAGTAAAAACCCCGCGCTATGCCTGGGTGATTTAATCCGAAGCACCGACTATGGCAGGGGCACTGCCGTTGATGACACCGCATTAGAGGCTGCACAGGATGCTTGTGACGCACTGGTAGGGGGTGAGGTTCGGCGCAGTTTGTGCTTGTCATTAGACTCGCAAAGTATCGTCGACGACTGGGTGGATATTCTGCGCGCATACGCCGGGTGCTGGGTCGACTATCGCGGGCCGACAGCCTTTTTAATACCTGACAGGCCCGCCAGTTCAGTAATGGCATTAAATGCCGCCGATATTGTAAAGGGTTCTTTGTCAATAAAAAAAGCAGACAGCGCAGAGATTCCTACGGTCGTTCGCATAATATACAGCAACACCACCGGGGGTGAATGGGTCGAGGCGCGCAGCGACCCCGCGCAGATTCCGGGGGTGGGCAGTGGCTCAGTACAACGCCGCGAATCTCTCGTTAATATGAACGGTATCACCCGGCACTCTCAAGCGTATCGTGAGGCCGTCGAGCGGTTGAATAAGCTAACGCTGTCAGATTTGGCAGTCAATTTCACAATGTTTGACAATGGTCTACAACTGGTCGTTGGCGATGTTTTCACGCTGACGCACCCGATAGGATTGACCGCCAAGATGCTCAGAATTATTGAACCGCCAGTGCAAACAAGCATCGGACGGTGGGAAATCGCGGCGGTCGAATATGATGCTGCCGCCTACTCTGATGATGTTGTTACTGAGCCAAGCACCCCGGATACATCTCTTCCGGTTAACACGCCCCCGGTTGCAGTCACCGGCCTGGCGATAACTGAAACGACATATCAAATCCAATCTGGAGATTTTCCATCCCGTCTGGACATTTGCTGGAACCCGTCGCCCAATTTATACATCACCGGGTACAGCGTGACGGTTCTGGATGGAGTGACTCCAGTGTTTACCACCACTGCCGCCAATTCAGTAAACGGCGCGGGTAAGGTCTGCGCGTCGACTAGCCCGCTGCAAGAGTTAAAAACTTACACAGTGGAGGTGCGCGCACTGAGTTCGCTGTATGTTGGCACTGCCGCGACCAGCTCGCATTTATTGATTGGCAAGTTTGAGCTACCCGACGCACCCGCCAGTATTGCAGGGTTTGAGGTCGGCGGTGAGGTGCGATTGTCGTGGACTAAATCCACCGACATCGATGCCCGGCGTTATTGGCTGCGCTATAGCACCCCCTCGCAAACGTGGGACGAGGGCATCGATCTCGACCAGGTGGATGCGCTGCGCTTAAACACCAAATCAATACCTGAGGGGCTTTTCCGAATCTGGGTTCGCACGATAGATAGCGTCGGCGGAGTGTCTACCGATGCGGCATACGTCGATGTTGTTATTACGCAAGATAATGATGCTTTTGAGGCTGGCAGTCTGGAGCCAATGCCAGTGGGCAGCTTTACAAATATGGCCGTGGCAAAAGAGAGCAGAGCGTCGGCTGTGCAGCAGTATTACAGCGACAGCGGCCAGAGCTGCGCGGCGGTATTTGGCGGCGGGTCGCTGGCCGCGTTGACAGCAAATATTTTAAGCTATCAGACAATGCCAGCAGCGGGCGCGGTGTTTTATTTCGGCGAGCTTGACCTGCTTATAAATCAAAGTGCTGGCTTGGTTTTGCAATTTGATTACACCGATTTGTCGGGCACAGCAGTGCCGCAACTGGGAACCAAACCAAACGGTGGTACATACACTTTCGGCAACTTATCGCAGCAAGTCACAGCAAGATATGCGAAAGGAAAAATCAGCAGCTCTGGTATTTTAAAAGTTACCGCCCCGCAGGGTTCGTTGCGCGCCAATGTTATCGCAAGAGAAGAAACAAGCACCGACACCACTGCGGTTAGTGGCCCTAAAAAAATCATTCTTTCAACTAATTACGCCGCCGTCCGATCTATAACCCTGACACCACAGGGAGTGACAAGCGTAAGCACGGCGGTCGATAATATTATACTGAATGGAGCAAGTGGGAAAACCGAGTTTGATATTTACGCATTTAACACAATAACGGGCGCGCAAGTTGCGGTGCCGGTTCAATGGCAATTCAAGGGAGTATAAAAAAATGAGCGCAATATTTTTCGGCGTGCCTGGCAAACTAAAATTATTATTGTCGCGGGTTCCATCGAACAACGCAACACAGATTGCAAAGCTGGACGCGACGACATCGAGCAGAGCACCAGCAAACACCGCCGTATCGAATGCCGTGCTCACGCCAGCAAGGGCTGCGCTGCTGGATAATTGCGACGGTTCTGTTTTGTCACGACAAAGTGAGGCGAACGCGCTGGTGCGTTACAATTCTATTCTTGCCCAGGCGGGGGTTACTCGCAAAGCTGAATTTTTTGCAGGCGGCACTTTTACTGTGCCGACTGGCTGCAACACCATTTTAGTCACCATGCAGGGTGGCGGCGGCGGAGGTGGCGGCGGGTATACACGCTCAAGCGCGTACACAGCCTACAGGTACAACGGCGGAGCGGGCGGCGGTGGGGGGGCAATGTGTCTGCGCGTGCCGCTCGGCGTTATCCCCGGTCAGGTATACAACATATTGATCGGCGCGGGTGGTGCGGCTGGCGGTGCATCCGCCAATGGGGGCGCGGGGTCAGCAACCTCAATCGGCCTACCTTTTTTTCCGAGCCTTTTAACAGTCGCAGGTGGAAAACTTGGCAACGCTGGCAACAGCTCTGCATCTTCGTCCACTGCTCCAGGCGGCCAAACCGGGCCAGACTACGCGCAATCTAGCTTTGGAGTCGGCGGGAGTGGAGGCGCCGGAGGGGCTGGAGCTTTTCCATTTGCCACAGGAGCGTCAGCAATATACGGGCACGAAAGCAACAATTCAGGTGCCAGTGATTGGAGCGGCGGGGGTGGAGGCGGCGGAGGTGGGCACGCTTGGCGAGGGAGTGGAGGTGCGGGCGGCAGTGCTGCGAATTCTAATGCCAACGGCGGGGCGGGAACTGCGGGGCCAGCATATACTGGAGCGGGCGGCGGCGGTGGCAGTTCTGCATACCCTGGTCGGACACCAGGGCCAGGCGGTGCTGGCGGTTCTGGTTATATCCTCATAGAATTTTAAAAAAGGAAAAAATTATGCTCACATTTGCAAAAATTGATGCCGGTCGTGTCGAGGGAATATACGAGATGTCGACCGTGCCTCTTTCGACTGATGGCCTGGGGGAATTTGTCGACATCTCATTATTGCCCGACGTTAAAGTCGGGTGGATATATACCTCAGATGATAATTTTGAAGAGCCACAAATTATTGAAACTTTCCGCTACGATATGACCATCGCGGAATGGACGGCGACATTTACTCCAGCCGAGTGGGAGCATTCCGAAAACGCGGCATATCAGCCGGGGTTTGTTTTGGA